GCGTATATCCTACTAAATCCATGATCTGAGTTCTTCGCCCATTACTTCAGAGGCGATATTAATTTTCTTGCGGAGGGACTTGACGATTTTTTCATCAACGGTTTCTTCCGCGAGAATATCCACATAGGTCACAGGCTTATGCTGCCCGATCCGGTGAGCACGGTCCTCGGACTGTAGTCTTTTTTCCAGATCATATCCGTTAGAATAGTAAATCACGGTATTAGCCGCAGTAAGCGTTATACCATATCCGCCCGTTTGGGCAGTTCCCACGAAATAGCGTACTTTAGAATCATTCTGAAAAGCCTCACGATTCTTGTCCCGTTGATCTTGGGGCGTGAGTCCATAATAATCAACCACGGACCCCGGACCATATTCTTTAAGAAGCGCTTTTTTAATAATTTGTACATCTTTTTGCCAATGCGCCCAAATAATAGCTTTACCTTCTACTTCATCTAAAATATCCATTAACTCCTTTAATCTATTATTCTTGATTTCTTGAGTCGTGCCATCATCGGCTACAAAATGACCACATGTAATTTGTTGCAATCTCATCAGCTGAGTCAAAGCATTTACAGTGGTAACTGTTTTCTCATTTAAAATAGCTAAAGCCTCTTCCTTCATTTGCTTATAGACTTTTTGTTGCTCGTCCGTTAAGCTTATTACTCTTTTCATGTAAATTTTATCGGGTAAATCCAAACAATCTTCTTTTAAGACACGGTAAGAAAAAGGTTTTAATTTTTCAGATAGTTCAGCTAAATGTTTAAATCCTGCAACTAATTGAATAGAGCGTCCCGCAATATGGGCGGTTTTCATAATCGCATAACGTGTTCTAAATGAATAATAAGACTGATGATCCAAATGATAAGGGTCCAAAAAATAACATTGAGTAAATAAATCTAAGGGGTTCTTAGTAACAGGAGACCCTGTTAAAATTCTTCGGTATTGAGCACGGTCTGCAAGTTGAAGGATATTTTTAGTACGTTTAGCTTTAGGATTTTTAATCGTTGTTGATTCATCTATGACCATCAACGTTTTATGAGAAAGCATAAATTTTTGAGCAAACTGAGAGCCTTTAGTTGTACTAAAGGCTTCTATATTCATAATTAAAATGTGTAGTTCTTCTCCGATTTTAAATAAATTCCCTAATTTTCTAGATTGAGATTTAGTAATATTCGCTTGCCATAATACGGTCACATTCTCTATATGATTCACTAAATGAGCAGGCAACTCTTGATTGTACCATGTGCCTATTACACCTTTAGGAGCAATGATTAATGCTCCATTTATTTTACCTTTATCATATAGCATCGCCATATTATCAATAAGCACTTTAGTTTTACCCGTACCCATTTCCATGAAGTAGGCAAACGTTTCCCTATTCCAAGACATCTCTAATGCCTTGAGCTGATGCTCATAAGGTTTTGTTTTAAACTTATATTTCATCTTTCTATTGACTTAATATATAGGATGAACTATATCTTTGTCAATGCCAGAAAGTATAGATTACAAAACAATTAAAGCTACACCTTCTATCGTGTATGTTATTCAAGAAATTGCAGGCACTCGAGATGGGCGTCCTAAAATAAATATTATGGGAGCAGCAGAATTTGGAACATTTAAGTTTCTATTGCCTGAGCTTTCTCAGATTATTTTTTCACCAGGTCCTTTAATTTTTAAATTAAGAAAAGGTTTACAAAATTATCGTTCTAAAGATTTTTTATTACTCACAGGAGATCCTGCTATTATTGGCGTGGCGTGTTCTATAGTTTCTGATATAACTAATGGTAAATTTAGTTTACTTAAATGGGATAAACAAGAAAGAAAATATTATCCTATTGAAATTAACTTACATGAGAAAGGAACAATCGATGAATGATATTAATTTTGAAAAAGATCAAGAAGAAGTTATCAACAAAACCGAGAATATAGATAAATTAGCAGTAAAAATAAAAGAACTCCAAGGGGTTAATCAAGCCATAGAAACGCTAGAGGAATCTCTTAAAAAAACTAAAAAAGATTATGAAACTCTATCAGGAGAAATCATTCCAACGATGATGTCAGAAATGGGATTATCGGAACTTAAACTAATGGATGGTTCTGCAGTAGAGGTCAAACCGTATTATGCAGCCAACATCTCTTTAAAAAATAGAGAAGCGGCGTATAATTGGCTTCGTTCCAATGGCCTAGGTGATATAATAAAGAATGAAATCACCGTTTCCTTTGGACGGAATGAAGATAACAAGGCGGCACAATATGCTAACCTTGCGAAGGGTCAGGGGTATCAACCAACACAAAAGTTGAAGGTTGAGCCTATGACCCTGAAAGCGCTAGTCCGTGAGCGTACTGAAACAGGTAAAGAAATGCCAGCGGATATTTTTAACGTGTTCGTAGGAAACCGAACCACAATTAAAAGGAAACAATAACCATGAACAATGGAAAAAGCGTCACGAAACGTGAATCAGGAGGAGCATTATCTACGAATTTATTCGAAGCTGATGCAGACAAAGGTTCTCAAAACATTTCGCAAGAAGATCTTGCGCTACCGTTTTTGAAAGTCTTGGGACAACTATCTCCCGAAGTAAATAAACAACATGGGAAGTATGTCGAAGGAGCTCAACCCGGCATGATTCTTAATACCGTTACTAATGAAAATTATGACGGAAGTAAGGGAATAGAAGTTTTGCCCGTCTATTACCAAAGACACTATGTTGAATGGCAAGACAGAGGTGAGAGTAAAGGAGCGCCCGTAGCAATACATTCAGCTACGAGTGATGTTCTGAGTAAAACAACTCGGGATAAATCCTACAAAGATAGATTACCTAATGGTAACTATCTTGAGAATACTGCAAATCATTATGTTATTCTCTTGGGGAAGACTCCCACAACAGCTTTGATTTCTATGAAAGCTACTCAATTAAAAGTGAGTAGAAAATGGAACTCAATGATGATGGGGATAAAACTTCAAGGACAAAAAGGTTTGTTCACACCGCCTACATATAGCCACATTTACAAACTAAAAACAGTTCAAATGTCGAATGATAAAGGAACTTGGTTTGGTTGGGATGTGAGCAAAATAGGTCCAATAACTGATAAGTCTATTTACGAGATTGCAAAAACTTTTGCTACACGTGTTGGGAAAGGCGAAATACAAGCCAAACCTGAAACAGATGAAGCTAAAAGGAAAACATTAAGTTTATAAACTCCGAGGAGTGGGGCGGGAGCGGGAGACTCAACCCGCCCTATTAACTTATTATGCAGAAAGTAAATGAACAGTTGCTGGAAACGTATGAGCACTGGATAGATTCCGGTAGAATCATAATTCCACTTGAAAAAAATAGACCAATCGTAAAAAATTGGCAAAACCCAAATTTTAAAATATCAAAAGAAGACTGGAAGAAGGCACATACTCAATGTGCGATAGGGTTAAGATTAGATCAGCTTATTGATTTCGATATTGATAATGATTTAACAAAAAAATTTATAGATAAATATGTCATCTCTAGTAGTGCTATATCAGGTAGACCAACAAATCCTGGAAGTCATTATTGGTGGAAAGGCGAATTAACTAATAAGAAGTTTACTTTACCAAAAGAATTTGAAAATATTTATAAAAAATACCCACACGGAGCAACGCTTTGTGAAATTAGAAGTGGGAGTGGTCAGTACACAATAGTTCCAAAATCTTTACACTGTAAAAATAATGAGTATGTCACATGGGAAAAATATGAAGGCATAAAGGAATATCCAGGGGATTTAAACACTGATTTAAGAAAGGTAGCCCTATCAACTGCATTGTGTCTTCTTTATGCGTCCCAAGGACAAAGAGATGATTATTGTACCGCAGTCGCAGGAGTTTTATTAAAAAATACTAAATGGAGCGAAGAAGAAATTAATGAGTTTGTTTATAATTTAGCTCTCGAATCTGATGATAACGAAGCTGAAGATAGAGCAAAAAAAGGAACAAGCGGGAAAAAAGCACAAAGAAATTTTGGGATCCCTAAACTTGCTGAAATTATGGGCTGCACTACGAAAACGGTTTCAGAATTATTCAGTTGGATCGGAATTGGATATGAAACTATAGAAGACACAAACATAATAGGAAACATTATTGAATATGGAGAAGATAGATATTTTGTTGAAATAAAAAAAATTGAAGAGGGAAAATCAAAAATAATAAAAATAACAGTAAAGGGAGGAGAGCTTAAACAAAAACCCTTTGGCGATGCAGTCATGAAACAAGCAAAAATCTGGCTTATTAGAATAAAAGATAATATTTTTAACGACATGATGCGAAAGAAGTTTAATGCAAGGACTGAATCAGAAGATTATGTGGAAGAGGCTGCAGAAGATATGAAATTTATTAAATATTTTAAACAGTATATTCATAAAGAACAAGCCTACACGGACAACACTACTCTTTTAGAATATAAGCGACCTCATTTTAATTTAAAAAAAAGATATTTAGAATTTAATTTAGATAGTTTTGAAGACTTTTTAGACGAAAAAAGAGTAGGGACAGCAAGAGTAGATTTAATTTTAAACATTCAAAGAATTTTAAAAGCAAAAAAAATCAGAGGGAAAATTGAAGATCACACAACAAAAAAACGATCATGTGTGCGTTGGCGTATTCATCAATACGATATGCCGTCTGAAGATTTAATAATCGAAGGGGAAGTTGATGAAAAAAAGAGGATAACAAATGACAAAACCTAGATTTGTTGTAGGTCCACCAGGAACTGGGAAGACTCATATATTTTTATTAACTAAATATAAGAAATTTTTTAAGCTTTATGATCCAGACAAAATTGTTTTAATCTCTCATACGAGAACAGCGGTCAATGAGATTTTAAATGCGGTGATGAGTGTTCCTGAAATTAAAGAAAGAGGCTATCGAGAAAAATTTTTTAAAAACCGAATATGTACAATTCACCGTTATTGTAAAAGAAAACTTGGACATAAAGAAGTGTTTAACGAACAAGACAATGAAGATTTTGAAAATTTAGTGCGTATGAATCCGGGATTTGCACAGTCTAGGCGTGGTTCTAACGTCTACAGAGATCATTCTTTTTTTAAATTCATTAAAGGAGCCTATGGGCACAATCATTCTTTAGAGGAACATTGGAATCATCCCACTACTGACAGATCAGATTATCATCCTTATCATTTAGAGCAGCTCCAAGGCTTAGAGAAGGATTATAAAAAATATAAGAAAGACAATGGCTTATACGATTTTGCAGATATGATTGTGGAATACAATAAGCTCAAAATTGAATCAGATATTGAAGCCTTAATTGTAGATGAGGCGCAAGATACTAACCGTCCCCAACTTGAAGCAGTTTTTAAAATGGCTAAGAATGTTAAAGATGGACACTTCTATTTAGTAGGAGATCCTGATCAAACCATTTTTGAGTGGGCTGGATCAAATGCAAAATATTTTCATGAGATTTCTACAACTCCCTGGGAAGATGAAGACACTCAGAAATTGAAAGAAGGAAAGAGGTGCGGAGAAGCTATTAATAAATTTTGTAAAAATATTATTGCTCCTATCTGGAAACATTATAGATACCAAAGAGAATGGTCTGCTGCTAAAGGGATAATGGGCAATATTTATATGCTAAATGACTTAAAACCTTCCAACAATTTAAAAATATTGATAGATAAAATACGCAACACAAAACAAACTTTTTTATTTTCTTACAGAGGGAAACCAAGCGATCAATGGTTTAAGCAATTCTTTGAAGAGTATGGAATAGAATATGCTGAAATGCATCACTCTGCCCATGTTTCTACTAAAGAATTAAAGGCTCATGATGAGTGGCCAAGTTTTACAGAAAAAGCTCCTAAAAGTTTAAAACAACTAAAAGATTTTTGGTGTTATTTAAGTAGTAAAGCTATTGTGCATGGAAAAGGAACTTTTAAATTTGAAGATTGGGTAAACCAAGATTACACCATTGATGAACTTATTAATAAAAAACTTTTAAAACCTGAAGCAAAATTAGTGAAGCAGTTTGATCTATTAAGAAAACGTGCAAAAGGTTGTGATGCAAACCAACATGAAAAAAGAATGCTCTACATTAGAAAGGTTCTAAAGAACGGATATGATTTTGATGGAACCATTAGAGTTAAATATGGAAGTATTCATAAAGTTAAGGGAACCACTTTCAATAATGTGATAGGGGATTTAAGTACTTACAGACATAAACCTGAACCTTTATTTGTACAAAAAAGATTAAAATATGTCCTGTTTAGTAGAGGGATGTATGATGCATGGGTTTTAAGATCTCAAACAGGAAAGGAGTTAGGAAGTTATGGACATATACGATAAACAAATAGGGGGATCTCATTATTTAAAATTTAAAATTCAGCCCAGTGAATTTGCAAATAAAAATAATTTGCCTTTCGCAGAAGGGAATGCTATAAAATATATCTGCAGACATAAGGATAAAGGAGGAAAGGAAGATCTCAAGAAAGCAAAACATTATATAGATATGATTATTGAAAGAGATTATCCCGACACACCAGAAACAAGATCATTACCTAAAGGTTTTA